AGTAGACAATGGTGATGGAACAGTCTGGTGCATTGAAGGTAATACTTCTGGAGATCCTAAAGGTAGCCAGCGTAATGGTGGAGAGGTTTGTAAAAAACTTCGTGCCTTTAAGAAAAATAAAAAAGGCATTATGGTTTCTATTGTAGGGTTTGGTAGACCTAAGTTTGGCTCTGCCCCTGCGGGTACTGCTAAAAAGGCTGCTGCAAAGCCTAAAACATGCTCAGCATGTGGTCAAGCCATCAAATAAGGGTGTTTGACTAAGCAATAATCATTTGCTATACTTAAAGGGTATACTCTAAGGGGATTTCTGTATGACTGTTCTTGCTGTAGTTCGTCATGAAAATAAAGTCTATATGGCTGGAGATCGTGGCGCATCTGATGATAATACAATTCTTGCTTTAACAGCACCAAAAGTTTGGAAACTTGGTCCATATTTACTTGGATATGCAGGTGCCCTAGACGGAGAACGCATTCGTTATAATTTTAATCCTTATGTTCCAGACATCAAAGATATAGACAAGTTTATGCAAACTAAGTTTATCAAACAACTTAAAAATTTCTATAATGATTGGTGGGTTGATACTGGTAAAGAGGCTGATCTTGGTTTAATTATTTGTGTTAAAGGACAGATATACGAACACAATGCAGTTGATATGTCTTTATCTAAGTATAATTTAGATTATTTAGCGATGGGTTCTGGCGCTGAATATGCTTATGGGTATTTAAATGCTACCGAAAAATCTAAAGATCCTCGTAAAAGAGTTATGGGGGCAGTAAGTGCTGCTATTAAATTTAGCCCATCCTGTATGGGGCCAGTTGACGTGATAAGCATTTAAAGGTATAATTTATATATGGCAAATTTTGATGACATATTAAAAGATATTCAAGGTGAAGCATCAAATCTTGATGAGTTTGAGATTTGGTTAACTAACGGAATTGAACGGGGCTGGGTAACAGAACCGTTTTGTAACACTCATGAGGGAGATCCTTATATGAGTGATGAAGAAGCAGAAGAATGGGAAGAGGGCGGAGACCCTTGTCAGGTAGTAATTAAAATAGCAAACAACTAAGGGGTAAAATGAAAAAAATAGCAGTGGGAATTATAGCGGTATTTGGTTTAACATTATTACAACCAGTACACGCAGAGCCAAATAAGTCAATTGTCATTATTGATACAGCAATTGATACAACATTACCAGAGTTACAAGGTAAAATTGTACATGAGGTTTGTTTAATGGAAGAACTTCAATGTCCAAATAAAAAATCATTTCAAGAGGGTCCAGGATCAGCAACACTTCCTGCCTCACAACTCTATGCTGGTGGATTTGACCATGGAACTAGAATGGCTCAAGTAGCAGTCAAAACTAATCCAAATATTGATATTGTTTTTATTCGCATATTTCCAATGGGAAGAAACGGCACGGTTGCATATAGTGCTGCAAATGCAAATAGCACAGTTAAGCAAGCGCTTGATTGGGTAGCAAAAAATAAAACTAAGTTTAATATTGTGGCAGTTTCTGCTTCAGTTGGTCACAGACCGTTAAATCCTGGTGCTAACTATTGTCAGATTAGACCAAAGTTTGATGCTGGTTTAATTCAATCTATTAAATTACTTAAGTCAAATGGTGTAGCATCTGTCTTTTCTACTGGAAATAATTTTGATAAAACTCGTATAGACTATCCATCTTGTTTGGCAGATGCAATTGGTGTTTCTTCGGTAGGTCCTAGAGGAAATACAGAGTCTTATGCAAATGATTCTGCAGAAGTTGACTTTTATTCTTTAGGTAGACACGAACTGTCAACAGGAAATATATCTGGTACATCTGCTGCAACAGCAGCGTTTGCTGCTTATTGGGCAAAAAATTATAGCGGTAGTTATCAAATGACTTACGATTATTTAAAGTCTATTGCAACTACCTCTGATACTAATAAAAATAATATAGTTATTGATGTATTGAAATAATTGTATTGCGGATATTGCATAGTGGTAGTGCGTAACCTTGCCAAGGTTAATGTGCGGGTCCGATTCCCGCTATCCGCTCTATGCCTCCATCGTCTAGGGGCCTAGGACATCGCCCTTTCACGGCGGTAACACGGATTCGAATTCCGTTGGAGGTACTAAAGTTTGGTATAATAGTAGTGTATCTGCCGTAAGGGGATACAGCAAACAAACTCGCTGAAAAGGAGAAAATAAAATGGTAAGTTCATTTGCACTGGATCTTTTTAAGGATCCATTTTTTATTGGTTTCAATCGTGAATTGGACCGCTTAAACTCAGTACACAATCTCGCAACTCGTCAGGCATATCCGCCATACGACATTCTTAAATTAGATGAGGATACATACAAACTATCCTTAGCCGTTGCTGGATTCTCTAAAGATGATATTAAAGTATCCGTAGATAACGGAACACTAATCATTAAAGGAGAAATAGTTGAAGTAACAGAGGCAGAAATTGTTCACAAAGGAATTGCTGGTAGAAAATTTACCCGCACATTTGCACTTGGTGAATATATGGAAGTGACTGGTGCCGAAATGAAAGACGGTATGTTAAATATTGACATTGATCGCATAGTTCCAGAGGACAAAAAACCAAAGGAAATTGCAATCAAAGTTGCAAAAAAGTAATCAACACTGTATAATAGATAGATGGACCTGGACATGTCCTATAATAAACTGTCCATTTTATTAAAAGAAAGGAGCAAATAGTGCCAAGATATGACTATAAATGTTCTATTTGCTCTGGACAAATAGAGTTTGAAAAAGCAATTAATGATGACAAGTATCCAATTTGTTGCAATCAATCAATGCAAAGACTTTGGAGTGCCCCTGCTGCAATTTTTAACGGTAGTGGATTTTATTCAACGGATAACAGAAAGTAGAGATATAATAGCAATATGACTAATATACTTAAAGATCATCCAAGTGTTAAACCAAAAGAATGGGTGCTTACATTAAATGATCGTTGTGATAGATGTCAGGCACAGGCTTATGTAAAGATTGCTGGGACAAGTGGAGAGTTGCTATTTTGCTCCCATCATTACAATAAAATTGTAGACAATGCAGATGGATATACAAAGATGATGGCTTTTATGTATGCCGTTGTTGATGAGCGTGAAAGACTTATAGAAAACAAAGCGATTGGGGCAGTATAATGTATGAGTATTTTGTTAAAGAAATAAAGAGTGTTGTTGATGGAGATACCATTGACGTAATTATTGATTTAGGTTTTGATATTTTATTTGCTTCTCGTGTTCGATTAGCAGGAATTGATACTCCAGAATCACGAACAACAAATAAGGCTGAAAAAATTCTTGGTCTTGAATCTAAAGAATATTTAAAGAAACACCTTAAAGATGCTAAGTCTGTTGTAATTAAAACTGAAAAAATGAATTCAACTGAAAAGTTTGGTCGCATTTTAGGCTGGCTATACGTTAATGGAGACACAGAATCATTAAACGATAAAATGATTAATGATGGCTACGCTTGGGGATACCTTGGCGATGCCAAAGTTAAAGATTTTGAAGCATTGCAAAAGGCTAGAGTAAAATCAGGCAAATGAAATCAGTACTTTATTTTACTGCAGATTGGTGTCAGCCATGCAAAAAGGTAAAGCCAATTGTTGAAGAACTAAATAGGGAGTATCTTCCTGGCATGTTTCAAATGGTTGATGTTGATATAGAAAAAGAAATGGCACAAACCTTTCAAATCAGGGCTGTTCCAACATTTGTTTTATTTGAAAACAATAAAGAAATTAGCCGTATAACAGGAGCACAAACCAAACAATCTTTATTGGAGTTTATAGGAAATGAATGAAGAAGACGCAACTATTGAAAAACTTATTCTTAATGGTGGACTTGAGCCAGCGGGTATTAATCAGGAAACTGGGGAATTACTTTATTCTTTTACCCCTAAAATAGAAAAGTTAATGCCTGATTTATACAAAGAACATTTAAATGAAGTCAATGCTGGGGTAATGGATTTATGGGAAAATGGGTTTGTAGATATAGATTTATTCTCTAAAGACCCTATAATTACTCTTACGGAAAAGGCTTTTGATGAGCAAAGTCTAAGGGCATTATCAAAATCTCAACGCTGGAATCTATTAGAAATAATCAGACTTCTTCATACGAAAAACTGATATAATACTAAGATGCCATATCGTATAGGTGCTAAAGGTTCATTTGGTTGCTCAGGCTACCCTGCTTTAAAAGAGGGTACAAATGAAGTTATGGGCTGTCACAAAACTCGTAGTGAAGCAGCAGCACAAATTTATGCAATTAATCGTTCCGAAGGTAACATAGGAAAAAGTATGCATGAAATTAAAGAAGGCGACTTTGTTATGTACATGGGCGAAGATGATGAAATTATGGTTGGTCGTGTTGAGTACGTAATGACTAATTCAGGATTGCTTGGATTGCCAGGATCAGAGTATTCTATGGAATACATGGAAAACGATAAGCCAGTTATTGTTCGTGAATATGAAGAAGAAGATGGTGCTTGGGAAGAAAAAGCATATGTTTCTTATCATCGTATGTCTAACGTTATTAAAATTGAATCACTATCTGTATCAGTAGATCTTGTAGTTGAAATGGGTTCTAACGGATCTGGAATTCCGTCAACAGCAGATCCTGAAACTATGATGGAAATGTATAACACTCAAATTGGAAAGTCAGATGAAGAAGTTAGTAAATCCTATTACTCAGATGATGAGGAAATGGATAAATGGGACAACATGACAAAAGCATGCTGGGTTGGATATGAACAGCGTGGTATGAAAGATAAAGGTGGAAGAATGGTTCCTAATTGTGTTCCCGTTGGAAAAACATACGAAATGGATGATGAAATAGAAAAAGCAAAATCGGTTTCTGTTGGAGATCATGTAACATTTGGAGTGCCAAAGCCACCAGATAAAACAGAATCTGCACACGGAATTGTAGAAAGAGTTGAACGTTCTGGTACGGTAAAACTTCCTGGAACTAATGAAAGTGTTGAGGCTTCTTCAGACAACCCAGTAGCAATAATTAGAGTTTATGCAACCAATGAAAGTGGTAAAAGAACTAGGACTGATAGACGTGTTGTAAAACCTTTCAGTTCTTTAAGAATTTCTTCTGAACCAATTGAGAATGAAAAAATGTATAATGAAGACGATGAAATGGAAAAAGTTTCTTCAACAAGACTTCAAGAATTGGCAGACGCATATAATAAAAACAAAGAAGGCGATAAAAGAATTACGGTAGGCGCATTACGACAGGTCTATAATCGTGGTATTGGAGCATACAGAACAAACCCTTCATCAGTGCGTGGTAGTGTTTCTAGCGCAGAGCAATGGGCAATGGGTAGGGTAAATGCGTTTATGGCTGGGCTGCGTGGAAGATTTCCAAGAAAACCTTTTGACTTAGATCTTTTTCCAAAGGGTCATCCACGATCTACGAAAAAGTCTTTGTTCCAAGATTTTGCAAAAAATGTAGATAAACCACAAAGAGTAACAAATCTTTTTCCTGAGTCTAAACCAATAAATAAAAACATAGATGGTTGGGGTGGATCTATATTTGATTTAAATCCATTTAAAAAATAATGGCTAATAAATCTTCAGGTTCTTATTTTAAAAATCACGGCTTTAATTCTTTACAAATTAAAAATGGCAGAATTGTTCGTTTAAGAAAAGACGGTAGCATTAAAGCAGATCTTGGTCCATATCCAAAAACAAAGGCAGGGGTAACTAATGGCAAATAAAGAACAAAAAGGTAATGCTAATACAAAAAAAGAGCCAAAGATGACTCTTAAAGAAAAGCGTGCTGCTAAACAACAAAAACGGGATAAGAAAAATGGCTGATACATATACACCTAACGCTGGTATGAAGGCCGCTGCTCGTCGTGCTTTAAAATGGAAAGAAGATGGTAAGGCAACAGGTGCTGGAACTCCAGTAGGTTGGGGTAGAGCAACAGATATAGTTGCTGGTAGAGCAATGTCTTTAAGTACTGTTAAACGTATGTTTTCTTTTTTTTCCCGTCACGAAGTAGATAAAAAGGGAAAAGGTTTTTACGATGGTCCAGAGTTTCCATCTAACGGAAGAATTATGTGGGAGGCT